ACAATCAAGTCGCCCGTAGTAGTAATTGGACTTAGCGCATTAAACGCTGCACCTGCTGTGGTTTGCCCTGTACCGCCGTTGCCGATTGGTAGTGTGCCTGTTACACCAGTAGAAAGTGGTAAGCCAGTAGCGTTAGTAAGTGTTGCTGAAGACGGGGTTCCTAATGCTGGCGTTACAAGTGTTGGGCTTGTGGCAAATACTAAAGATCCAGAGCCTGTCTCGTCCGTTACCGCAGCGGCTAAATTAGCAGAGCTTGGTGTACCTAAAAATGTAGCAACGCCAGAACCTAAACCAGACACGCCAGTAGAGATTGGCAGACCAGTAGCATTAGTTAAAGTAGCCGAAGAGGGTGTGCCTAAAGCTGGAGTAACTAGAGTTGGCGAGTTGCTTAATACAACAGAACCCGTACCAGTAGAAGTTGTAACCCCAGTACCACCAGCAGCTACAGGCAAAGTACCAGCAGTTAATGTAGTAGATCCTGTTGAGTAGAGCGCATTATTAGCGCCAGTAAATGTCGTTAGCCCCGTACCACCATAAGGTGGCTGAATTGTGCCCCCCTGCCATGTGCCCCCAGTAACAACCGTAGAACCCATATTAAGCGCATTGGTGCCCCAAGTAACGCCTTCAGGAAGATAGGCATGCAAGTCCCATGTACCGCCAGTAGTGGCGTTATTTGTTAAAAATACTGCTCCCGCCCCACCAGTGGCAATAGTGCCAATTGTTGCAGCAGCGTAATCTTGAATTGTTAGAGTGCCTGTAGCAAGATTGTTAAATAAAAACGCTACCCCAGTAGTTAGAGTAGTAGCATTAGGCAGTGTATATGTCTGCCCTCCAGTACCCACAAGAGTCTGGATATAGCTTGAAGCGGCTGTTAGTGCGGTGGTTCCACCAGCGGCTGTAGTAGTTGTATTAGCTTGATTAACCCGGTTTACCGTTATGTTCTGACTAGAGTCTCTTAATACAACAGAGTTAGCACCAGAAGAGGCTGTTACGCCCGTACCACCATAAGCTACGCCAATCGTAGTTCCCTGCCATACACCAGAAGCAATAGTGCCTAGTGGCGATACGTTACCAGAGGCATCTTCATATACAGATTGCGAAGAAGGATAAGTAACAAATACTGTTTTAGTACCAGCCGTAAACGGCACCAAGCTACCGCTATTGCTAGACGATAGAACAGTAGTACGAGCAAGAGTCGGCCCAGTAGTGCTATAGGTACCAATACCTACTTCCCAGTTTGCTCCGCCTTGATCGGCAATGGTGTAGTAGGTTGTATTGCCGTTACCAATAACAGCAAAGGATTGATACCCGATTACTGCGCCTGCTAGAGTAACCGAGCCTGTACCTGTTGATGTCGTCGTCTCTTGGACACGATCAGCTAAAACCAGAGCCATTTAAGCTCCTTATGAAGTAGCGGTAGTACTATAAGTTACAGAAACAGTATCACCAGCGGTTGTAATCTTAGCTGTCGTAAACGCACCAGCGCTATATAAAGTACCAGACGTGTTGCCTTGTGTTGAAGAAGCGCCTGATCCAGTAACCAAGAAACATCCACCAACCGTACCGCCTGCGCCCGTAATCGTATAAGTGATTGCCGTAGCAGCAGAAGTAGTTACGTTAGATGGGGTTGTACCAGTTGAGGTTGCCGAAGCAAATACAGCGGTTCCACGAACAGCCGAACCACCAACGGTGTAGTTAGTAAACTCAGTCCAGCCACCATGCGAGGCCATTGTGTCAGACGCTGCAAAGGTTGGGCTAGCACCAGAAATCAATCCTAAGAATGGACCAACCACGGTGTATGAAGAGCCTTTTAACAAAGTGTCCAGCATAAGCTGTTTGCCTACGGCATTGACTAGATTAGGGAGTTGCTCTTCCCATTTAACGTTACCGTCTTTATCACGGCAGACAACGTGGTATACACCTTCCATACCAACAGTCTCGTTACCAATAGCGTTTGCTTGTAGGGTAGCTACAGCATGGTCGCCACAACTTGCTAATTCTTTTTGCATGATTACTCCTTAAGTCAATCTAATAATGGCGTTTGCTGCGTTCGCCGTTGGGAAAGTTACAGTAAACGTATTTGTAGCTGTTTTATCTGATCCAAAATCCAGCACCGCAACTGCCGCATTCGTAGTGCTATTGTAGATCAAGGCACCTCTAGCAGTAAAGCTAGCGGGGCTCCAAGTAGTGTTTTGAAACGATATGTAAGCTACTTGATCCTCAGTGGCTGGAACGATTCGAGTTAGCGTATTACCCCCAGCGGTATACCCTCCTGTACTACTTATTTCGTTAGTCGTTGTATAAACCAACGTTGTGTAGTCTAGGTTTGCAAAAGAGGTATAAAGCGCAATCTTATAGGTATACGGTGTGCCAGCCGCAAAGTTCTCTAAACCGCTTAAGCAGTTCTTTTTGAAAACGGTACATAAACCCTGTGATATTGGCATTATGGGTTAACCTTAATCTTAGCTTGCCCATCACGGTAAGCATCGCCACGCTCAAGACCTGTACCAAGACGGTTAAGCTGTGCCATGGCATCTTGAAATTGCTTTTCGTAATAAGTGACCATGTCTTGCTCACCTTTTTGGAATATAACGGCTTCACGCAACGTACCATATAACAGGCATGGGTCGTAGTTATCGCCAAGCCAAGACGTGCCAGCAGCATTATCTACAGAGGTAACGGTGTATAAAAAGCCCGTACCAGAGCCACCAATATAAGAAGAAGACACTGTTAAGACATCCCCGGTAGTGTAGAAATTGCCTTGGTTCTTAATGTTTACGCTAGTTACAGCATTGCCACTTACGACAATATTTGCCAACACGCCAGAGCCTTGACCACCAGATAGCGGTACGTTGCTGTAAACCCCGTTTACGTAGCTAGAGCCACCAGTAATAGTACCTAGAGAAATAGCGCCCTGCACAATAGAAATGGGGTAGTAATAGTAGTGCAACTCAACTGTGTAGTTGCCGTCTGGGGTTGGTCCTAGGATAAAAGACAGTTCGTTGGCGTTAGAGTATTGCGATCCAAATAAAGCGTAATACTTAGGCAACCCAGTAGATGTGGGGTTTGGGTACGCCTCACGGATAAAGTTAACATCTTTGTTAAGTAGGTACGTATAGTTTTCGTTAGCCGTGTTGTAGCCTTCAATAACCGCCATTGAAAAAGTAGACAAGTAATCATTGGGGCAGCTTAAATACTTATTACTAGCCGTAAGAGTACCTGTCACGTTTTTACGTAACGATGGGATTTGTACGGTGTTATATACCCGCTCCTCTGCCTGACGGACAAAAGTAGCGATATTGTTTACAAAGAGTTGCTCTGTAGACTCCGCATAATCCTGAACGGCTTGATATAACTGAACGTAGTTCAAGCCATTGGTCCTCTAGCAATACGCCCTTTAGTAGCAGCTCCGTTACCACGAGTCTCAATACCCGATGTCTTTACGCCTTTACCAAGGTTTTTGCTCAGCTTACCCACAGAAATGTCGAGCTCATCTATAACTTGCGCACCAGATGTATCTTTGATAGCACCAGCAACAGTTACTTTTTTGCCTGACATAGTATGTGGCTCAGCATACACAGACGCTGGACCTACCTCTTTACCATCACGTTTCATGCTGTACTTAGCCATTATCGACCTCTTCCTGCGCTTTTGCGCATCATTCCTTGGTTAGCTATTTTAGCCATATTGCGACCCATTTTTAACATTTGCTCGTTGGTTTTACCACCCGTACCACCTTTGCCACCCTTTTGGATGCCAACGCTTGGGCCTGTATCACCTAGGTTTGTACCCTTGGTTTTACCTTTTTTAGTTACACCATCTGCGCCTTTTTTAAACATGTCTTTCTCCTATGTTGTCGTTACCGTTACATTACCCACTTGCCCTTGTGAAAGCAAGTAATTTGGCGTTAATGGGGTATCAAAACCGCTTGCTCCACCCACGGGTGCCCAGCCCCACTGAAACACTCTGCTACCGCCTGTAGGGTCTCCAAACCCAGTAAGCGTTGAACCTGCATTTTGATTTAACTGCAAGCCCGTATAGCCACCCTGATAGTACGTATTATCCGGTCTTGGATGCCGTAATGCTTGCGGGTCTTCAACAGGGTACATACCCAACTGCAATTGAGGATGGTCAGGATCCCAGCACGCCTTACAAACGTATAGCTGGTATGGTTTAGTCTTGATAATCTCAATGCGCAGCTCTTTTAACTGAAACCTGAAGTTACAGCGGTCGCACTGCGATATAGCCCGTTTACCAGATGCAAAGGTGTTTGGCATGGCTAGCTCTAGGTAATATACATCCGGCGTGGTACAAAGCGGTCAGGCGACTTATCTCTGTCTTCTGTAGCCGCAAACTCCCAAGCCTCGTCATACTGTTGTTTAAGAACGCCTAACCTAGCATCCGCACCCGGAATCTTTAACGCCAAGTAATAAGCCAGACCGGCAATCAAACAGGGCAAAAAACGAAATGGTATGTCCATTGTGTTAGAGCCATCGCCAGCGTCATGAATACGGCGCAGTCGCCAGTAAACAAACGTGTAATAGGGGTCTAGGGCAGTGCCTTGATCTGGGGTAGGCCAGACAACAATCTTAGGGTAATTAACGCCTGCTGGTGGGGTAGAACTGCTTGTACCTGCGTATGTTGCTCCAGACTGACGATTTACCCATACCTGAATTGGTCTAGCTTGCTGCAACTTGTTGGGGATTGTTGCGTATGTAGATACTGAGATGCGTGAGATTGTTAGGTCTGCCTGAGTGTTCTGCACCCCAGGGTTTGTACGAATAACGTGCTCAATCAAGTCTACAGTATCAAGTGGTAAGTCATAAGTGTTTGTACCTTGTATCAGCGGGATCTGCCCCTGCTCAATTGTCCATAAGTTAATGCCTCGGTTTGCCCAGTCAGCAAACAACAGATTCAAAGAACGACGGGCTGTACGCAAATCATAACCAGAACGAAGCTCTGAGCCACAGCGCTCAAACGCTTCTTCGACCATCTCCGAGAGGTCAAGATTAAATGTTGCATTGGCAACTACGGTCATCTTTTATTTAACCTTTCTGTACGGTTTTACTTTTGCTTTTATTCCTTTGGGCTGGGGCACGAACTGTTTTCCCTGTGCTTTTCCGGCTCGCTTGGCTCTTGTTGTGGCTGCGTACTCGCTTGGGCTTAACGCTTGTATTGCTTTCTTGGGCAGGTATCGCTCCCCCGTCTCGGACGACTTCTTCCCTGACTTGGTTGTCCACTCTTGGTCGCCCCAAGCTTTTAAAGAACGTTGCGATGCGGCTAAACCACCCCCTGCCATTTTCTTCTTTTTGCTGGCGCAATGGGCTTTCTCCGAAAACCCCTTTGGGCTGTCGCAGTTGATTGATTTTTTGCGTTTGTCTGACCATTTCACTTATAGCCCCCGCCTTTTTCTTTATAGCGTTTAGCTAGGAGTTGTGCTTTCCTAGCAGACCATTGACCCGCCCCCGTACCATGCGTAGCAGACGCTTTGATACTCTCAAATAAAGACTTGCGCATACCGGGCTTGGTGTAGTTACCCGCTTTGTTAACGCTAGACGTCTTACCACCTTCTGCAAACGTATCAGCCGCAGTTAACGAACCCGGCTTCTGTAGTAATTTCTTTGCTATAGCAGAAGCTGTACCGCCTTTGGTAGTGGTAACGCTTTTACTAACCTTACCGCCCTTGGCGTACATATCTACATCGTCAGGATTATCCTTACGCTTAATGATTTTCTTACCCGGCATTTTGCTAGGCATCACAGCGCCCATGCCTCGACTAGCTCTCATATCATGCGTCCTTTAGTTTTGCCCCGTACAGCACAACCATCAGCACGGGATGATGCACTAACCTTACCGCCCTTCTTAAAGTCATAGGGCTTTTTACCAGTCTTAGGGATACCAGCACCACCACCACCACCCCCTTTAGACCGCTCAAAGATCTCGTTGATCTTAGCCATCTCGGTTTGCTGTATCAACTTACTTCTTTGCTGGCGCTTGTCCTCAAACTCTTTGTTCTCAGCAGCTTTAGCTTTCTGATCTTTCTCTGGTGGGTTGTACTTCTCGTGTACTTCTTTATACCCCGGATCTGCTGCTCTACCCTTTTGTACTTGCTCAGGGGTACTGCCAAAGCCCAAATCTAATTGGGCGGCAGAAGAAATAGGGTTAACACGAGAACTTGGCATTTAGCAACTTCCGCCGCCCGCCATCTTAACCATTTTGCCTTTGGTGTGACCCTTCATAACGCACCCATCAGCACGGGTTACGCCACCGCCAGCCATCTTGTGCATACGTGCCTCATGACCTTTAACTGCCTTAGCAGCTACTTTTTTCATCATTGGCATATCTTTAGCAATATCTGAATGTTTCATATTAGCAAGCCTTTCCGCTTTTCTTTTTAGCCATACCGCCGCTCATCATCTTCTTAGGAGCGCTTGCTTTGCCACCTTTTTTCATAGGCATTGCAGCCGCTTTAGCTGGCTTTTTAGCAGCAGCTTCTTTTTTCTTTGCAATCATTTCCATAAACGGATTTGCTTTTTTCATAGTCCCACCTTCTCTAAATTTTTTGCCTTTATCGGCAGTTAAAAATTCCTCACCAACAGAGCGAGGGATACCTACTTTCTTAGCAAAACCGGGGTTTTTAGCCACGGCAGCCATGAAATTGTGTTGTTTCTTACTTACGCTTGGCACGGCTAATCCAGCCTTGAACTGTCTTGGTTTCGTATATACGAATTAATGTCCAAACAATCGTAAATAAAGCCGCTACCGCAGGCAATAAGTCTGTTAGTGTGCCCACCACTGTAATTAAAGATAGACCATCTACAACATGTTTAGTGCCTTCGGTTAAATGCTCTTTCATACCATCCGCCCTTTAGTCTTGCCTTTAACTGCACAGCCATCGGCACGTTTGGAAGCGGAGGATACTTTTCCGCCTTTTTTCATTGGCACAACATCAGTTGCTTTTGTAGCTGCTTCATAAGTATCCGGTCTAATTCCACGAGTAGACTCACGGGTTTTTTCGTCTTCAGCAGCTTTAAAAGCTCTTCTGGCTTCGTCCGGAGTAAATGAAGAATCTTTTCCGTACGTTTTTAAATTACGATAGTCTGAAGATTTATTTGACTCAATTGCTTTGTCAATTTCTTTTTGCCGCGCTTCCGGCGTTTTTGCTTCAGCTATGGGTTTATAGCTTTTGTTTACATTTCTTTCGGAAGCACTAAAAGAAGCATCGCGTATACGTTCACGAA